TCGGGATCGTGCTCAGCGGCGGCAATAGCGACGGGGCTGAGGGCATGCGTGCGATCACGGCACGCGGTGGCCTTGGCCTCGTGCAGGATCTGGTCGAGGCTAAATACCCCGAGATGCCCCAGGCCGCGCTGAGGCTGGATCACCTGGAGGCAACCCTCACCGCTGATCGCCTGGTCGAGCGGGTCATTGCGCACTGTGCTTGCAACGATTGAGGGTCCCGTGCAGCTTGCCGCCCCCGGTACGGCTGCTTCTGGTCGTGAGCGAGCGCGATGGCAGTGTCTGCTTCTGCCAACTCCCACCCGAAAGCGGACCGGCAGAAATCCACCTGAGCTGCCATCCTGCTCTGCCTTGCTCAAGTCAGACGCTTGACCCGTCGGGCGAAAAGCCTCATTCCGATTTCGTCGCGAGACGCACGCCGGGGGCCGAGAGGTCGCCCGGCGTTTGCATGTCCGATCCCTTCCTCTACAGCTTGAACGGCTTAGGTATCCTCACGATGCCGCCGCGGACCTGTGCCATGCTGGCCTCCCGATGACGCTTCGCAAGCGCTTCGACTACGCGACCGAGCTGCGCGACTTCGCGCGCCAGGTCGAGGCTCTGGTCCTCGCCGACCGGCGGGACCCGGAAGCCCCCATCATCAGCAAGGTCGATCTCGCTCAGCGCATGCATCGGCGCGCCGCCGAAGTGATGCGCCAGGACGATCCGATCGAGCGCGGGACGTTCCGGGCCGATACCGTTTTCGCCACCCGCAAGGCTCGGCCGGTGCGGGCGGAAATCCGCGGCGCGCGGCGGGTTCGAGCCGCCTGAACCTACTTGGCGTTGCAGCCGATGCAGATGCCCTTCGCGATGCTATCCTGCGCCCGCTCATTTCTCGAGCGGCGGTTGATGTTGCTGCGTGAGGTGGGACTGGCCTCTCGGCTTGGCGGCTTCGTTTGACCGGTGCCGGTGATGTCACGAACGGGCATGATCGCAGCGCCTGTCGTCTGAGCCTGCGCGACATCGCTGGCGAGCAGCGCGAGCGCGATCGCCGTGATGCGTATCAACAAAAACATGAGGTCCTCCAGTTTGGGGAACGTCCGACGGTGACCGATCGGTCGTGCGGCCCATTCACCGCACGACGCCGCCGTCGAGCAGAGGCGATTTCCAAGGTCTCCTGACACCTTGGAAATATTGGGCATTTAGGCGCTAAAAGCGCAGCAATCGCATAGGGTTAACGGTGGTTTCAGGCTCGCGTCGCGTGGGCCGCCAGCGGGCCCGGAATAAAATCCAGACGGAGACGAAGGCGGCTCGGGCCACCCGGGCGCTGGGCTACCTCCGGGTCTCCACCGAGGAGCAGGCCTCCAGCGGCCACGGCCTCGATACCCAGGAGAAATCGGTCCGCGCCTTCGCGGAGAGCCAGGGTTACGAGCTCGTCGCGGTCCTCACCGATCCCGGCGTGTCGGGGGCGACGCGCCCCGCCGATCGCCCCGCCTTCGGGCAAGCGCTGGAGATGGCGGCCGCCAGCACCTTCGACGTGCTGCTGGTGGCAAAGATTGACCGCCTCTCGCGCGACATCCGCCACGCTATGACGACGGTCTCCGACCTCGCCGAGCAGCACGAGGTCGCGTTCCGCTCCGTCACCGAGTCGGTGATCGACACCTCGAACCCGATGGGTCGAACCTTCTTCGCGATCTTCGCCGGCATGGCGGAGAACGAGCGGTTCGTGATCCGGGACCGCACAGCGGGTGGACGGGTCGCCAAGGCCGGTAAGGGCGGCTTCGCCGGCGGCCAGGCGCCCTACGGCTACACGAAGGATCTTGAAGGCGGCCTCCGGGTCGTCCCGGACCAGGCCCGCATCGTCCGACGCATCTACCAGGAGCGCCGCCGCAAGCGGACGCTTCAGGCCATCGCGGACGGTCTCAACGCCGACGGCATCCCGGCGCCGCGCGGCGGTCGCTGGGCCGTGTCGACGGTCTCCTACGTCACCGACAACCCGAAGTATCGCGGCGCGATCGAGTACCTGTTCCGGTGGAGCGGGGCCGAAACGCACGTGCTCGCCGAGGGCGTTCACCAGGCCATCGTTCCATGACCCGCGAAACGCACACCGCGGCCGACGCCGAGCGCGCGGTCCGCGCCCTCCAGCGCGACCCGGCGGCCAAGGGCTACGGCGACTTCCTCCGGCGCACTGGCGTCATCGGCCCGGTGCCGCTGCCGCGTGAGACGCCGGCGAGCGAGGTCTCCGACGCCGAGCGCGAGATGCGCCAGGCCATGGCGCAGCGGTTCCGCTTGTGAGCCCCGCCACCACCGCCCGCGCGCTCGCCGGGCTTCAGGTCGTGCGCGGTCGCCCAACGGCGGCGCAGTGGGTCGAGGCCCTGCAGATCGTCGCCCATGGCCAGCGCAAGCCCGGCCACTGGCTCAAGGTCGCGTTCACGCCTGGGGGCGCGGCGCAGATCACCGAGCATCCGCTTCCAACGGTCGAGCCCGCATGATCGCCCGCCTCCTCCAGCTGCTGCGCCGGCCGCCCGTCGTTGCCGCCTCGTCCCCCGATCCTGTGATCCGGGTTGGCCGCGTGCTCTCGCAGGGCTGCGGTCGCTGATGCCCCGTTTCTCGGCCTTCCTGATGCTGGCTGGCATCGCGGTCGCGGCGATCCCCGCGCTACGGCGTCGCCCCGCCGGCCCGCCGCCCGGCCTGATCGAGGCCGAGCTGAAGCTCTGGCACATGGCCTCGCCCTCGAAGGCGGTCCACTGATGCAGGAGCGCCCGCGCCCACCGGAGCATCTGCTCGGACAGGAAGGCGCGCTCACCGGAATGCCGGTCGAGCCGGCTCACGACCTACATGACTGGCTCCGGGCAACCTTCATCGACGAAGGCGCGCCGCTCCTGAACGAGGATCACCTCCACCTGCGGGATGCCCGGCTCGGCGTGCTCTGGTGCGCCCTGCCGAACGAGAGCAAGGGGAACACGGTGGTCGGCCTCTGCGAGGAGGCGAGCTTCATCGGCAACCGCTGGGCCAAGGCTCGGTGGGCGCAACAGATCGAGGGCTGGTTCGGCACGGTGCCGAACTTCCTCCTGACGTTCCACGCCGACTATGCGGATCAGTGCTCGGACGCGGCGTTCTGTGCCCTCGTCGAGCATGAGCTCTATCACGCGGGCCAAGCACTCGACCGGTGGGGCTCGCCGCGCTTCTCGAAGATGACCGGCCTGCCGATCTTCGCCCTGCGTGGGCACGACGTGGAGGAGTTCGTCGGCATCGTCGAGCGGTACGGCGTCGGCAACGCGGCGGGCAAGACGGCCGCCCTCGTCGCTGCCGCCAGTCGAACCCCGATCGTATGCGAGAGCGACATCGCTGGTGCCTGCGGGACCTGCGGGCGATCCTTGACCTGAATTTGACGGAACCGGATCCGTGAGCACTCTACCCGACGAGGTAAAAACCTTCGTCGTTCAACAACTTGCGATGTTCGAGCCGCCCTCGGCCGTCGTGAGGGCGGTCAAGGACGCATTCGAGGTTGAGGTCTCACCGCAGCAGGTCGAGGCGTACAACCCCGAGCGCCGTGCCGGTCGCAACCTGTCCGAAGGCTACCGCGAGATCTTCGAGAAGACCCGCGAGGCCTTCCTGACCGACACGGCGGCGATCGGCGTCTCGCACAAAGTGGTCCGGCTCCGCACGCTCGCCCGGCTGATCGAGACGGCCGAGAAGCGCGGCAACGCGGTGCTAACGGCCAACCTCCTCGTGCAGGTCGCGAAGGAGATGGGCGAGGCCTACACCAACCGTCAGCGGATCGACGCGAATGTTGCAGTCCGCAGCCACGAGGATGCTCTCGGCGACCTTGAGTGACCGCGAGCGCGCGGTCCGCCAGAAGCTGAAATCGGACTTCGAGCACTACGCCCCGCGCTGCCTGCGGATCAGGACGAAGTCGGGCAAGATCGTCCCGTTCACCCTGAACCGGGCGCAGCGCTATATCCACGAGCGGCTCCAGGAGCAGCTCCTCGCCACCGGCAGCGTCCGAGCGCTGATCCTCAAGGGTCGTCAGCAGGGCGCCTCGACGTACATCGGAGGCCGGTTCTACTGGCGGACGTCGCACAGCCGCGGCGTCCGGACCTTCATCCTCACCCACCAGGACGACTCGACCGCCGCGCTCTTCGAGATGGTGAGCCGGTATCACGAGCACTGTCCGACGCTGGTGAAGCCCTCGACGGGCGCGGCGAACGCGAAGGAGCTGCTCTTCGACCGCCTCGACAGCGGCTACAAGGTCGGCACGGCGGGCTCGAAGGCGGTCGGGCGTGGCAACACCCTGCAGCTCTTCCATGGCTCCGAGGTCGGGTTCTGGCCGCACGCGCACAGCCACGCGTCGGGCATCCTCCAGGCCATCGCCGACGAGGCCGGGACCGAGGTCATCCTGGAGAGCACGGCGAACGGCGTCGGGAACTACTTCCACCAGCAATGGCGCAAGGCCGAGAGCGGCGCGAGCGAGTTCATCGCGGTCTTCGTGCCGTGGTTCTGGCAGGACGAGTACCGCAAGCCGCCGCCGGCGGACTTCATCCTCTCGCCCGACCCTGATGAGCAGGGGGAGTCGGAGGTCGACTACGCCGAGGTCCACGGCCTCGACGCGGCGCAGATGTACTGGCGCCGGCTCAAGATCGCGGACCTGGGCGAGACCCTGTTCCGCCAGGAATATCCCGCCACAGCGGCCGAGGCTTTCCAGATGGCGAACACGAACGGGCTGATCTCCGCCCGGCTCGTCATGGCGGCGCGCAAGCGCACGGTGGAGCCATCCGGCCCGCTCGTGTTCGGATACGATCCCGCGCACCAGGGCGGCGACCGCCATGCGCTGGCCAAGCGGCGCGGACGCAAGGTGCTGAAGGCGGGCGGTCCGGTCGGTCTCTCCATTCCGGAGAGCGCGAACTACCTGCGCGGCGAGATCGACCGGGACAACCCGACGAAGTGCTTCATCGACGTGACGGGCGGCTACGGCGCCGGCGTCTACGACCTCCTCGTCGAGTGGGGCTACGGCTCCGACGGACGCAACATCGTCGTACCGGTCAACTTCGGCGCCGCACCGACGCAGCCGAAGCGCTACTCGCCGACCACCGGCGAGGAGTTGCCCGGCCCGCTGAACCGTCGCGCCGAGATCTGGCTGTCCTCGCTCGAATGGCTGGAGGATCCCGCCGGGGTCGATCTGCCCGACGAGGATGAGATCCAGGCCGACGCCTGCTCGACGGGCTACAGCCACAACAGCCGTGGCCAGATCCAGCTCTGGTCGAAGGAGAAGATGCGGTCGATGGGGATTCCCTCGCCCGACTGCTGGGATGCCGTGGCTCTCACGTTCGCCGAGCCGGTGATCGAGGCCGCCCCCCTCAAGATGCGAACCGCTCCCGCGCGGCGCGGCGGCTGGATGGGTAACTGATGGCTCGCAAGCAACCCAGCCGCTCCGCTTCGCCCGCTGGCGAGGCCGACGAGAAGCCCGCTCTCGCGATCGCCGCGAAGACCGACCCGAAGGCTGACGCGAACAAGGACGTCATCGAGCTTGCCATGAAGCGGTGGCGGCGCGCGGATGAGGCCGACCGCGAGAACCGCGACCACGCCTACCAGGACCTCGAATTCCTTGAGCCCGGCGGGCAGTGGGAAGAGAGCGCCAAACAGATGCGCGGCGAGGGCCGCCCCTGCTTGGAATTCGACCGGCTCGGCACGACCGTGGCGCAGGTGACCGGCGACATCCGGCAGATGCGCCCATCGATCAAGGTGGTGCCCGTCGACAGCCGAGGCGACCCTGAGACGGCTGAGGTGATCGCCGGCATGGTGCGCTACGTCGAAAACCGTTCGGACGCCTCCGCGATCTACTTCGCGGCGGCCGACCAGCAGGTTGCGGCGGGCATCGGTCACTGGAAAGTCGTCACCGAGTACGCGGGCGACTCCACCTTCGAGCAGGAGATCGCCGTCGTCCCGATCCCCGACGGCATCGGCGTGCGCTGGGATCCGGCGGCGGTGAAGCAGACTCGCGAGGATGCGAAGTTCTGCTTCGTACCCTTGGATATGCCGCGCGACGACTATGACGAGGCTTATCCGAACAAGCCGGCCGGCGAGATCGATGACGGGCAGGATCGCGGGCCGCCCGGTTGGCTGACTGCCGACACGGTGCGGGTCTGCGAGTACTACACGAAGACCCCCATCGATAAGACGCTCGCCCTGATGCCGGATGGCGAGATCCTCGACCTGACCGACAAGGGCGACGAGGACTATGCCGAGCGCCTCACCCGGGTCGAACTGGCCAAGGCGAGCGGCGCGAAGGTCCGGATCGAGAAGCGCCCCGGCCACCGCGTCGAACGCTACCTCATCAGCGCGACGGACGTCCTCGAAGGTCCCGACCTGATCCCCGGTCGCTTCATCCCGGTCGTGCCGGTGATCGGAGTCGAGCAAGTGATCGGCAAGAAGCGCACGCGGCGCGGCCTCGTCCGGAAGGCGAAGGACGGGCAGCGCGCCTACAATTACAGCCGCTCGACCCAGATCGAGACGGAAAGCCTTCAGCCCAAAGCCGGCTTCGTCGGCACGGAGAAGCAGTTCAAAGGCTACGAGCACATCTGGGAGACCGCGAACACGGTCAACCACCCGTTTTTGCCGTACAACACGGATCCGCAGGCAGGGACGCCCCGCCCGGAGCGCGCACAACCGCCCGTCCCGAACGCCGCCTCCGCCCTGTGCGCCCGTGAGGCCGCCGAGGACATCAAGGCGACCACGGGTGTCTACGATGCCTCCCTCGGCGCTCCCTCGAACGAGACCTCGGGCAAGGCGATCAAGGCCCGCCAGCAAGAGGGCGACGTCGGCTCGTTCGTCTACATCGACAACTTCGGTCGATCGGTCCGCCACACCGGAGCGATCATCACCAGCATGGTCCCGCACGTCTACGACACAGCCCGCACCCTGCGGATCGTGGGCGAGGACGGGAAGGTCGACCTCGTCGACATCAATAACCCGCAGGGCCTCGCCGAAGACGGCGTCGCCGAGAAGATCGAGAACGACGTCACGGTCGGCGCCTACGACGTTTCGTTCGAGATGGGCCCGAGCTACACCACCAAGCGCGAGGCGGCCTTCGACGGCATGATCGCCTTCGTGCAGGCCGCCCCTCAGGCCGCGCCGCTGATCATGGACCTGCTCGCCAAGATGCAGGATTGGCCGATGGCGGATAAGGTCGCCAAGCGCATCCGCACGATGCTGCCCCCCCAGATCCAGGCCGAGGAGGCGCAGGAGGAGGGCAAGCCGCCGCCCCCGCCGCCGCCTCCCTCGCCGGAGCAGCAGGCCGCGATGGCTGCCCAACAGCGCCAGCAAGAGCTTGCGGAGGCCCAACATCAGCTCGACGGCGCCAAGCTCCAGGTCGAGCAGCAGAAGCTCCAGGCCGAGATGGCCAAGATCCAGGGTGAACTGCAAAAGGCTGCCCTCGACCACCAGGCTCGCATGGCGGAAGCCGCTCGGCCCGCCGAAGGGATGACGCAGGGTGGCACGGCTGAGGACCCGCGTGTGGATTCCATCGCGGATGCCCTCCAGCACCTGTCCCAGATCGTGGCCGCCATCCTGGAGGAGCTGCCGCCCGCCGCGTCAAATGGCCCGCCCGGCGCCGAGAATGGGCCGCCCGCGCCCGAAGAGCCTCCGATGGGCGCGATGCCCATGGATCTCAGCCAGCCGCCTCCGGGCGGCTTTTCTTTTGACCCGAGCGCGCTGGGCCAGCCCAGCGGCGAGATGATGGGCCAGCCCGCATGAACCTTCAGCCTTTCCGCCCGACACCGTTCTCGACGCTTCGGCTGAACGCCAACACTGCCGCCGGAGCGGCGCCGACGCTGCTCAACCTGCCGCACGGCACCGGATCTCAGGTCCGCCTCTGGAACCGGGGCACGGTACCGGCCCGCGTCGAGTTCGGGAACAAGGCGACCATGGATCTGCCGACGGCGGCCTCGATGGCGCTCCCAGCCGGGGCCGTCGAGGTCCGCACCATCCAGCAGACCGAGCGCACCGTCGCGGTCCTCGGTGACGGCGGCGCTCCCGACGTCGAGATCACGGTCGGCGTCGGGTTCTGACGATGCCAGGGTACGGGACCGGGCTGACGCAGGGACAGGTCGCGGCGGCCATCGCCACGGGCGTGCCCGCTCCGTCGGCTTCGGCGCCGCCTGCCACCGCTCTCGATGGTCGTGTTGGTACGGCGGTCGAGTTCGCTCGCGCTGATCACACTCATGCCGCTCGCGTCCAGCGCACCGTCGTCACGACGGCGGCCGATGGCACGTACAAGTGGACATTCGCCCGGCCGATCGCGTGCCCCAAGGGCGCGCTGCCGCCGATGTCCTACATGGTCGACGACACCGGTTCGCCCGTCGTCGTCCAGGTCACCGCCCGCGAGTTCACGACCTCAGCGGACGGGCTGACCGACAACCACACCTCCGTGACGGTCAAGGCGCAGCGCTCGCGCACGCTCCCAGCCGCCATCGTTTCGCTGGCCGCGCTCCTGAGCTTCGATGTTTTCGGGCTCGCGGCATCCGGCGTGAAGGTCAACCTCTGGGCCGCCGACCCGACGCAGTAGCACGGCCGCCCGCACCCTCGCCTCAACCCCCGCCACGTCCAACGACCGGAGTCGTCGATGCGTCTCGCCTATAGGTCCTCCAGCCCGATCACGCCGGGCACCACCGTCCGCGCCGGTGACGGCGTGTGCATTGCCTGCTCAGTCGCCGGGTTCGTCCGCCTCCTGATGCAGGAGGGCTCGTACCTCGACGTCTACGCGCAGCCGGGGACGGCGATCATCGACAACATCGCCGTGATCGGCGTGGACGCCGCCAACACCACCGCGACTGCCAAAGTCGCCGTTCTGCGACAGGGTTGAGCCATGTCGCTGAACAACGTCTTCAGCAACCTGTTCCCCGCGGGGGGTCTGAGCGGTTTCGCAAGCCCGACGATCAGCGCTGATAAGACCCAGGCGTCCGGCGCTGGCGTCAAAGGATCTAGCACCGTCACGGTCTACAAGAACGGGATCTCGGCCGGGACGGCGAACGCGAACACAGCCGGCGCGTGGTCCTTCTCGTTCGGGTCGGCTCTCGCGGCTGGCGATATCGTCACCTACGACGCTGTCCTGACGGGTCCGCCCATCACGGTGCCGGGCACTCCACCGGTTCTCGCGACTATTGGGCTTCTCACGGATTACGCGCTCGACAAATACGCCCTGTACTTCACACCGTTCGGTGCACAGGGGACATCTCTCAAGAACCCAGGTGACTACGACGCCAACTGGACGGTTGATGCGTCTACGTTCCCGTCCAACGTCAAGTTGGGGTGGAAATTCCCCAACGGCGTCCTGCCGAACCCTCAGACAGGTGTCTGGGGCTACGGCTTCTTGGCCTTCGGCAACTACTCCCAAAACAGCCCGCTAGTTCAAACCACTCCTCGGCAAGTTTGCGAGATTACTTCGCTCACTGAGAACGTGGCGTGGACGTACACGGGCAGCACAGAGTTCGATTTCCTCTGTGAGATGTTCCTCACGAAGAGTGCCATTCAGACCGGCCCGTCAGGAGCGCCTGTCGGCATCCGCGAGATCGGCTTCTTCCTATGGCCGGGTGCCGATCCGAGCTTCGGCCATTACGGCACCCTGCTCGGCTATCACACCAACGGTGGCGTGACATGGGAAGTCCGCGATCACAGCCCGTACATCACGTTCGCTCCGGCGGGCGATGTGATGGTGCCGACGATCACCATCGACTGGAAGGCGGCGCTGCTGTTCCTGACCTACGTCGGTGCGATCTCGGGCTCCGAGTGGGTCAACGGCGTATCGGCCGGTGTCGAGCCGATGGCGAACGCAAGCACGGCCGGGGGCACCAAGAGCGGCACGGCCACAATCAGTATGAACGCGAGCATGGTCGGCACCGCGCTCGCGAACATGACCTATCTCGGCAACGGCGTGCTCCCCACGGGCGGCAACGACGGCTCGGGATCGGCCGCGTGGCTTCCGCAGGCCAGCAACCTCGCCCCCGGAGCCACTGACAAGGAAGGTGGCACGACGGCAACGACGTTGAGGGAGACCTCGAACGGGGCACTTCAGAACCACGGCTACTACCTGCCGCAAGACCGCCTCGTGAACCTGCCGTCGCGTAAGTGCGACCTGTCCCTGATGATGGACGTGAAGGCCGATCAGGGCCGGACGAAGTGCGAGTTCTCGCTCTACTCGTCCGACTTCGCGAACCAGATCACCCCGACCTTCGATCTGGCGGCGCTGACCACAGGCGCAGGCACATCGAACAACACGGGCCTCGTGCTGATTTACTCGCAGGTTATCGACCTCGGCGGCGGGTGGCTGCGGCTGATCTCGCACTTCACGAAGGCGGCTGGCATCACCGCCATGTTCGCCTCGCTCCTCCTGCGGGATAGCACGGGCACGGACAACTACATCGGAGACACGACGAAGGGCATCACGCTCCGCAACCGCAACCGCCTCATCGTGCACGGCCCGCTGTCGATCTCGGGCACGGCCGGTCAGGCCCAGACGGTCGTGGGCGGCGGCGAGCCGGTTCAGTTCGCCCCCAACAAGACGCTGCCGGCGGGCGTCACGATGAACGCCAACACGGGCGCCATCGACACGTCGGCGGCCACGGCTGCGCAGGGCGCTTACACGGGCTATCGCGCCATCGCCGGTGACCCCTACGGGCAGATCCAGCAGACCGACCTGTTCACGATCACCATCGGGTCCACGGGCGGCTTCACCTATCCGTCCGGCGCGGAATATCAGACGCTGAACTTCTCGGGGTACGCCACCACCGAGTTCACCCCCGCGCTCAACAGCCAGACATCGCCGGGCAACGCGCAGGACGCGGTGCGGCTCACCGAGAGCACGACCGCGAGCGCGCAGCACAAGTTCAGCCGCGACAACGCCGGAACGCTCACGCAGGGCACGAAGACGGTCACGGTATGGGCGCGGCGCAGCAGCGGCACCCGGAACATGCGGCTGCAGATCTTCGGTGGAGGCGATTACAGTTCCGGCCTCATCGTGGACGTGAACACAAGCAGCACCCCCTCGATCATCGCCAGTTCCGCCAGCGGTCGATTTGCGGTGAGCACGGCGTCCGCTACTCTCGTCGGTGGCTACGTGAAGCTGGTCTTCACGCTCACCGTCTCGACCGGCGCCAGCCTGCCGATCCACCCGTATTTCTACACGCTCGGCGCCTCCAACGCGCTGGCCTACACGGGCGACGGCGCGTCGGGCCTCGACCTGTGGGGCTTCGACATCCGGTGATGACGGTGGCCGGCCTCCTCAAAGAGTAGAGAGTGCTCGCCACGCGGCTTTACGTTGCGTGGCGGGCATCTCATCCCCTTGACCCGTCGGGCGAACGGCGCCATTCCGCTACCTGTCGCGAGGCGTGCGGGCGGAGCCCCGTCCGCGACTTCCGCTACATGATGACCGACGCGCGCCGCCCTGAGTGGCCAACCGCGCGCGTCCACCCCGATCCCGCCGGCCAGTGCACGAGGCGCAGGCCGCGAGGATGAGCCGACCCGTCCGC